CCTCATTTTCTTTGGTTGTTATCAGGTAGTTCAATAAACTAAATGTCGTTTTCTTTCAACGCATTTATAATAGTGATTGATCTTTCTAAGGATTTTCTAGGGTTTACTTCTTTGATGTAGTCTAATTCTTTCTGCCAGGTAGCAGTTAAGTTTCTGTTAGGTTGAAACTCTATTTGGTCATAGGGCAGATAACAGAAAGCAAATATATCTACTTCGTTTTCGTTGTAGTCTTTCTTGATTCTGTTGACTCTCTTCTTAATATCCCATCTAACCAATTCTTTGTTTCTATGGTGGTAGGTTGACTCAGATGTTTTGACTTGGATCTTGTATGGAATGTCATCTTTCATAACCAAGAAATCGTATCTGGCTGTTGGGTTGGGTTCAAAGATTTCGTCAAAGTATTGGAGTAGGAAGTAGGCAGCTAAATGTTCGCCAGACCGCCCTACCTTATAAGTTGACATTACTGCATTAATTCTCTGAATTGATTTAATAAACTAATTGTTTCATTTTCAGGATTTACTTCTTCATCAAGTATTCCTAATTGCCTTGTTACTGGTATTTTTGGAATTACTTGACCAGCTTTAAAAGCTGCTTCTCCAACAAGTCTTGGAGATTGTGCTCCCATTAAACTTAAAAATGCTGGGTTGCCTGTAAGGTAAGTTGGTGCTCCGTATGCTAATTGATTCATCATCAAATTACCACCTTGTAGTCCTCTTGGCATTGCAGAGTTTAAACTTTGGCCAGCTAATCTTGGTGCAATATTTAGATCACCAGTTTGGTCTAGTTTTTTAATTTTTTCGAATCTGTTGCCAAAATTTGTGTTTACATTATTTCTCATAACTGAGAGTAATTTTCTAAGAGATGTGTCAGCAGCAGCTTGATTTCCTAAACTTAATGATTTTCTTATTTCTTTTTCAAGAGACATGGCTTCTTCATAGGCTTGCATTGTCTTGGCATAATCAGGCGAAACTTTTTTTATTTGTTCGTTTACAACTTTTCTTGCACTTTCTACTATAGCTGCACTTTTTCCTGAAGTTTTACCAAATACATCTCCTTCTGGATAAAGATTATCAATTTTCTTTTTGAGAGCATCAAGACCCTCAACAGTGTGAAAGTTTTTATCTTTTTTCCAAATATCAACAGCTTCTTTTATTTCTTTTAATTTATTTAATCCTGTTTTATCTAAAGTTGTCTGTCCTCTAAATTCAAAACTTTTTTCTAATTTATTTATTTCATCTACTATTGGATCAAATTTTACTTTTTTAGTTGAAGCCTTAACCCCTTCCATGCTTTTTAAGTAATCGGTTTTTCTTTTTGTAGCCATGTTAGACATGGCTTCTTTTGCTTGATCTACAACAACTTCTGGGCTTTCTTTGCCACGCATATTATTTTTAAATGCTTGAGCTCTTTCGCCACCAACAGCACCAGCCTTATATGCTTCGACTACAGCTTCTCTTCCTGCACCAGTAGTTGTTCCTAAAATTGCACCAATAGGTTTTCCTGCTAAATTAGCTGTGCCAATCACTGGGTCTATGTTTTGTGCAACCTTTTGAACTGTTTGTGCTGCTTTACTTGCTGGCCCTACTTTAGTAGCTAAACCAGCACCGCCTGTTAAAATAATAGAAGCATCACCTAAAAATCCTGCTGGATCGTTAGCTATTGTTTTCTTTAAATTTTCTAAACCACCATATCTGTTTGCAAAATAAGCACCGACTGCTTTAGCTTGAGCTTCATTAGCCTGTTCACCAGGTATAACTAATTGAATTACTCCTAAACCAAGTTCGCCAATAGATTTAGCAGTGCCAATAGGATCTAATAATGGAGTAACAACATCCTTGCCATATTGAATTGCACTTGGAAGAAAATTAGAAGCAGCTTGACTGGCTACATCTCCAGCAGATAAAGTTGGTTGTGCAGTAACAGTTAAATTTTCTAGCTCAGAAAGTTTTATTTTTTCAGCCATCTATATCAACCTCAACTACACTGCCATCAGGTAATACTGCATAGTAAATGCTTCCATCTTGATAAAGCGTTTGATTTCCTACTTGAACTTTCACACTTCCTGCTGGTATGCCAGAAGGTAATAAAGTAAATTTGTTTTCTATAGATGATTTATCAACAGGATTCTTTTTATCATATCCTTTAAAATTGCCTGTATCTATTTCATTGTTATAAGATTGAATTGCTCTGTTGTAGTCAAGAGATTTTAAATAATACATTTCTTTAAGTTGTTCGGCTACAATTTCTGGATTTTGTAAAGCAGTTACATCTCCACCCAATCCTTCAATAACCCTCCATGCATCTTTTTCAGTCATAACACCACCGCCTACAGTATCTATTCTGTTAGCACCAATTAATCTTTGTAATTGACCACTGGCAACACCCCTTGCTAATTCTTCAAAAGTTAATTCACTTGTATCAAGAAGTGTTTTATACCATTGAGAAATTTGATCGCCCAATCTTTGTAAGCCTATGTTACTGTCTTTTACATTAGACCAATATTTTTCTAGTTGTTTAAATGATTTTTCAGTTGTTAATATTTCTTTGTTTAAAGTATCAAAGCCTTTTTTATCAAGATTATATCTATAACCTTCGGCTGAAGTTGTTGTACTAATTTCATCAGTATCATACATTTTGTAAAATTCTTGTGTTGTGAGTGTACCTTCTTTTCCTTTAAATAATTGTTGATCACCAACCAACAGTTCTCTATAAATTCCATCTGGTGTTTTATATAAACCACCCTGTCTTGTATAAACTGTTCCTTTATTAACACCTTCTATTCCTGATGTGTTCATTAAAGAATTTGCTATTATCGGATTAGAAATATTAAATGGCTTGGTCTCCCCTGGTTTTAAAATTACTCCACCAATATTTAAAGCATTTTCTGTAATATTTTTATAACTTTGTAAGTCTGGTCTAAATGTTTGTTGATTGTTTTTTGGGGGTGTAATACCAAAAAGCTGTTTCATTCTAATCATTTCAGCATACTCTGGATTATCTTTAACAAATTGATCTTGTTCTATTTTTAATCTTCTTTCCTGCTGTCTTTGCAACAGATTGTTTTGCATAATATTTGCTTGTTGATAATTACCAGATTGTTGGGCGTTAATAATACCAAACCTTGCAGCAATATCTTCTAATGCTTGTCGTCTTTCTTTACGCTTTAGCTCTTTTGCATTTTTATCTATTTGTTCTTGATTAATTTGTTGAGAAACATTTGACATATTATTCATTAGTTGAGGGTTAGGTTGTAGGCTGTTTACTAAACCTGACAGCCTAGCATCTTGAAACTGGTCAAAAGAAACAGCATTGTCGATTGGTAAACCGCCCATTATTGCTTGTCTAAATTGTTCGTATGGATTGCTCATTTTTAGGTTGGTCTAAATAAATTAAAAAAATCATTTGCAGCGTTATAGGTATTAATGCCTGACTGGAATTGTCCTAATAATCCTTGTTGATTAGAAGTAGAGGTCGATTGTCCAGGCCTCATACCAAACACTGAACCTTGTAATAAACCAAGTTGTTGTGCTGGATAGTTAAGACCTCTTAAGAACTCGTTGTAACCTGCATCCATAGCTCCTTGTTGTAAACCTTGTTGTAGTCCACCAATACCAGATAATAAACCTATGTTTCTATATTGGTCGCCTAGTAAACTTTGGTTAATACCAGAACGGAAGTTTCTATCTGCCATAGCATTATTAACAGAACTATCAAAACCTTGTCGTCTTAAATTCGCTGCAATATTACCTGCTCTGTCTGCAAAGTTTCTATTTGTTTCTGCTTCTAAGACTGCTAAACGAGATCCACCAAAAGCACCTCTGCCGATAGCTGCATCTTGATCTGATTGTATTTGTAATTGTCTACCTCTGTTTAAGTCAGACATAGCATTATCTATAACTTGTTCTTGATATGGATTATAAAATGAATTTATATCTAATGGTGCTTGGCCCATACCAGCTAATTGACCTCTTGGATCATTAGCCATTGATTGACCAAACATATTTCTTACTGCATCAAAGCCTGTTAGTTGGTCTGGATTAAATCCTGCAACCCTTGGCCCTGAATAGGGTGTAAAAGGTAAAGCTGCAACTCCTTGTGCCCTTCTATACAAATCATCGTATCTAGCTTGTGTTTGTGGGTCTAATTGAGTTGTTGTTGTTTGTTTGTCACCGCCACCTTTAGTAGCTGCATATAATCCTGTAGCTGCTGTGACGTATGGTAGTGCTTGTGGCATTTTATATATCCTTACTTATTAAATAATTTTTTTTAAAACCAAGATGTTTAAGTTTCCTTATCCATCCTTTCCTGCCCCCTAAGTAGAGACGTTTAATTCCTATATCTTTAGCAAACTGTTCAATGTTGGATAACATTGATTGTAGTTCTTGAAATTCTCCTCCAGCAAAATGTATGTTCATTGCTTTGATTTGAGGAAAATCAACTATCTGAGTTATTATAGCACTATTTTTGCCAGGCCATAAAGTAAAAAAGCCTTGCCTAAGAATTTCTTCAACATCTTCTATACTGTATTCGTCTTGATGTTTGACCGCTTTCTCTATCCAAGGTTTACACCTTTGCCACTCTATCTCCCACGGCTCTAGTATTTTAGACTGTTGCTGTGGCTGAGAGAGTTCCGTCATTGGCGACACTAACTTTATATTTTGTTCCATTTGGGCTTACTAATACTAATTCTGTTTGATCTCCCCCACCTACTTCTATTCGCTCACCTTTCTTAAAAGATAAACCATCTCGGTATTCTATTTCAGAGACTAAATAATTTTGGTAATCAGAATCAAACTTGAGTAGAGGTTTACGAAGTGCTCTTCTAGCCATTATCTCTTGCCTCTTTTCTTAACGTCTAATCTAATCTTACCAACTTGGAATGGTTGTGAACCATCACCTGTAACTTTCATTTTAACTTGTCTAGCGGTAAATCTCGCATCGGTATAACCATCGGTATCAAATGTAAATGTACCAAAGTTTGTTTCAGGGCCAAGTGGAGTAAACCTACCTTTAAAACTAATAGCAACACCTGGTAAGGTGGTAGCTTCTTCATCAGGTAGAACTTGACTGCACTGCACATAGTTATCACCCATACCAATTTCTATTGGTGCTGTTTCACAGAAAGGTACTTGAATACCAACATTCTCAGAGTTAACTAGAGCAACATCGCTTTCATGTTCATAGACATTACCATTGCTATCACAAGCAATC